AGGAGTAGTAACCTTGATGTAGTCCAAGCTACCAACACCAGTCTTGACAGTCGCACCAGCCTTAAGCAATGCAGTACGGGCAAACAGGTAATCAATGTAGCCAATGGCCACTTGATTGATTCCGCTGGAAGCGTTTGAAGTCGTCATGTCACGCTTCATTTGCTCAAGGTCAGACTTGTTGAGGGAGCGGTTGAAATCCTTGAAAACGTCAATTTCAAAGGACTTGGTTCCGGTCTGGCGAACATATTCCTTCAGTTCTGCGTTGTCGCCTTCAAGAGCCTGGGAATTGCCCTTAACGAGGTCAGTAAAGGCACGATTAAGTTTGTTGATGTCTAGCATTTTTCGGTTCTCCGATATGAAAAGTTGTTTTGTTGACTTTGGAGCTTCTGGGGTTAGAAGCAGCTTTCTAGCTTCATCCAGCGTTGATTTTGAGATAATCGCGTCAATTTCTTCCATTGAGCGAGTCTTGAGGTTTAGTGCAACAGTGCGTAGTGCAGATACTTCAGATGTATTAAGTAATTCTGATTTGCCCATTTTTCGGACATCCGTAGGGTCAGGTACTCCATCATCTTCATCACCATCGTCTTCAACAGTGATAACCGGTGGAGTGTCCTTATCTCCGTTAATCATCTTTTCTTCATCACATCTGACATCTGTAGCGTTTTCGCTCTCTTCAGGACTGGTCTCACCGGAAGTGCTTTCTTCAGGTTCTGAAGGGTCAACGTCAATGACGTTAGCCTTATCCTCTTCTTCGTCTGGGCCAGCTTCATCAGTCTTGTCAGCAGGTTCAGCACTGTTCTCTAGGTTGTCATCGTTACCAATATCAACCAGTCCATCAACCAAGCCAAGCTCTTTAATAGACTTCTCTTCTTCTAGTTCAGGGGTTGGGGGTATTTCCATTTTGTCTCCGTCTGTATCTATATCTGAATCATCAACACCAAAGTTCCGGCCAATTCCTACGGTGGCATCCGCAGGAACCGCAACTAGGCTTGCCTCATAGGGCATCCAACGTGTAACGTTGAAATTGTTAGGTCTCCCAGCTATCTCACTGGGGGTTTCTTCATAATCCTTAATCTGATAGCCAATACTCGTATCAGTAATGATTCCATCAATGATGTCTTGCTTTAGTGCCTGGACTTCCGGCCTACCAGAGAAATAAAAATCACCTCTGAGCTTCCGGTCTTCATCAATGCGAATATTTTTGATACGTCCAATTGGAAGCATTTTGTCTTCATGACTGACCAACAGAGGCAGACCTTCCGGCCTGGAAGCCCTGGACATATCCACATTGGATTTACCATGAAGCAGGGTTTCCATACCAAACTCACGCTGAAAAGGCAGTTCAGAACTCAAACTAGCCGTTATATAATTACCTCCATCAGCGTCTGTGTGTTCAATGGCAAAAACCCTGTGCTGTTTTGTATTAATTCTCATTCGTATACCCTTGTTAGTAATTCTCATTACTCACTAGTTGTGGGTATACCAGCGACCGGAGTATTAACATCATCAGCAGGGGCAGGAGAGATAACCGAGTTTTTCGGAGTGATGAGGAAGTTAACGTTCTGCTCTTTCTCAATCTCCTGCTCACGCCGGATATCACGGCACACGTTTTCATACGTGTAACCCTGAGACAGACAGAACTGAGTGCGGCTCATCAGCCGGTTCTCAACCAACGTCCAAGCAGCCTGAGACTGCTGAAGAGGGTTGCTAAACTCGACAGCCTTTGGAATGAACTCACATGCCTTGTAGTAATCGTAACTACCCATAACAGGGGGGAGCTTGAGGGCTCCGGAGGCACAAGCACAATCAATGAAATCATTGAAGATGGGGGTTAAAACGTCTTCAATCAGCAACTGCTGGAGCTTCTCATACATGGCTTTCTCTTGGATGAAAGCTGCTCTCATGCTGCTAAAGCTGGTGTGCTCAAAATCGCTAAACAGACTGTTGTAACTGAGGTTCAGACCGGAGGCAATTTCCTTCTGAAGAGAAAGGCAGAACTCACCAAACTGGCTGGTTGGGTGAGTGGACTGGGGGTAATGAAGCTCCACACCTGGGGGTAGGATTTCAGCCGTTCCAGGTTCAACGGTGCTCTTTTTGAAAGATGGAATCATGAACCCCTCAGCCTGGACTTCAGGGTCAATGTCATCAGGTTGCTGCTGGCTATAGGTGGCGAACCTTGAGCTTTCAATCCGAGCACTGATTAGCTCAGCCTGCCGGTATTCCTGTAGCATTCTCAGAGTTGTCATGCTGGGAAAAATCATGGGCAAGCCACGGTTGGCAAGCACCTGATAAGGGATGTAAGAGTGGATTACCTGCTCTGCCGGAATGTACAGGTAGCGTAGATATCCATCAGAGGGGTGACGGTTTGTAATCGCATAAGTAACGGGGCAACCAAACTCATCAGATTTGATGCCTAGCAGATACTCGTTGTGCTGGGTAATAATCAACTGCTCAGAGTGGCAAAGCTGAACCTTGAAATGGTATTTACCCATTCCAGGGTATTTACGCATAAGGATTTAACCGTCAATGGCCAGACTCAAAAGAGCTAGGTCAAGCACTCTGTTGAAAGAGTAGTGATTGGAAGTCTCACAATTCTCTTTCTTGCACCAATCAGCCCACGCATCCTCAATTTGCTTTGCTACCGTCTTGTTAATACTGCCTTTTGCGTTCTTTACAAGAGAGCGGAAGCCAAAACCTTTGTTTCCAACCACGTTGTTCTGAAGCAGAACAACAAAGTTATTCACACATGGGACATTGGCAAACAGGTCTCTAGCTCGAATCTTGAGCAACAACAGGTCATTGTAAAGCTCTTCATTGGGAGACCAGTCAATAGCCGTCCAAGAATTATTCGTACGGGAATACTGAGCCGCTTCAAAGAGTCTCTTGTATGACTGAGCAAAAGAGGCTTTCTTTTCTGGGGTTAGTTGTTTGCCTTCATCAATAACTTGCTGCCTTACCGATTGAAGTAATTTGGCATATTGAGCAGCATCATTAATGGCAGGGTCTTTTCTAATACCTAACGTTTGTAGTAAACTCATCTTTAACTCGCTTTATAGATAATACTTAATCTGACCAAGTGCCCTGCCTTCTTCAGCTTTAACTCTATTTAAATAGTAAGCTCTCAATTGAAGCATCTGCGGTCTAGACTTTTTAATGGTCTTTCCACCCACCACATACTCAATTACGTCACTGCCTGCACCCTCAGCCAAAGCCTGCTCTACCCTATCCAGAGCCTTACGGTTGGGGCTCCGAGGGTCAGCCACAAACAGCATGTTGGGTTTAACCGTTCCTTCACGCTGACCGATAGTGTGCTTTGTTCCATCAGTCTGTGAAATCAGATAGGCTGTGATGTAGTAATTACCTGGAATATAGGCAGCGGTTGTAGCGGCTGGAATGTTGAAACTGAAGCCCTGTAGGTCTCCAACAACGGGTGTTGATTGCCACACGAAAGCGTTTACCCCTTGCCGTGCCCACACGTAATACAAGGTGTAGCTACCGGAGACATCTGAGAGGATTGGAAGGTCAACAGAGAAGATGACATCATCACCCTGATAAAACCCCGTATGTCTCCAAAGGTCTTCATGAGTTGGCAAAAGCTGGAATAAGTTATAATCAAAAATATCAGACATTGGATTCCTTCTTTAGTAATTCTCTTAGCGGGGCTGAAAACCGGCTTTCCATGCCTTCAGACCCTGCAAATACTTCTCTCTAGCAGTCAATTCAGGTGGTTTTGGAGGGGTTGGGACGGTAACCGGAGGGGTTTGGATGGGTTGTGCCGGTGCAGAATTGAGGCTCAGAACATCAACAACCTGGGTCAACGTAGGCATACCAACCTCATCCAGAGCCTTCAATCCTTCTTCCAGGAGTGATGGCCGGTATTTCTTTACATGGTTGTACAAATACCAATTGTAAACCGTGATATCCAAGACTTCATTACGGCTCCGAGTCTGGTAATACTTCTTAACCTTCACCCCACCAATAATTTTTTCCACTTTCTTTTCAGACAGCAGGCTAAGGAAATACTCCTCATCCAACGTATCTGGGAAGTGGCAGCAATTAGGCCCTGGCTTGTCGATAGATAGAATGCTGAATATCGTATCCTTGCCGGAATCCGTTCCCACTTCCCAACTGTTTATCTTCCGGTTCCTACGCTTGCTGAACAGTGGGGCTCCAGGCTTGTTTTTCTTACCTTCCAGCCCTATGACTCTGGGCTGCTTACCCTTGATGAACTCATGAACCTCTTTGGTGTAACCACCCTGTGTATCAATCCCAGTCCTGGTGATGCCCATGAGGGTTCCGGCCCAAGTGGTGTATTGTTTGTTGATACGGGTCATCATCTCTTGCCAAATCTCTGGTTCGGCAGGACTTCCGTAAATCAAGTCATGCTCTATGACCCATGACTCATTGTCCTTGCCCCAACCCATGACCACGTATTCCAACCAGGATTTATCTGCATCAGGATTACCCTGTACGTCAATCGCACAGGTGAGGAAGCTAACCCCTTTGGGGACTTGAGCCGTGTAATGTTCTCTACGCTGGTAAAGCTGATTCGTGGATGCCTTATTTTCTTTGTTCTCATCCCAGGCTTCACCCAAGCAATCATTCACAAACTGCTTAAGCATCAGATAGTTATCTTTCTTACCTAGAAAATCCTTCACGATGGATTCCATGGTTGCCATGGGACTATACAGACGGTTGATTTTGAATCCGGCAAAGCCTGCTCTGTCTGGACGGGTGCAGAGCCAGTGACCCTTTCTCATCATGGTCAACCGCTGGGAATCGTTGATGTGTCCCTTGCAGTGGCAGCACTCGTAATAGATGGAGTCCAAGGATTCACGGCAATGGTCAAACCGCACATTCTCAAACTTTAATTCCTGCTCAGTCCCACAGTAGACGCAAGGCACAACATAAACTCTTTTGTCACTCTTGGTTTCATACAGCCAATCAATCTTACCTTCCTCATCCTTAATGGTGGGAGTGCTGATATATACAATCTTCCTGCCGAACAGCGCATACTCACTCGTACGCTCTTCAGCCAAGTCAGTTGGGTTACCGAACCCTGGAATGGGCTCATACTTATCAATCTCATCCATCAGACAGACTCTGACTCCATAACCGGCCAGCTTGCCTGCTGAGTTTGAGCCAACCAGCCTCAGAGAGCCTCCAGGAAAGATTTTGTGGTCGTACGTCTCTTTGCCTGGGTCAATAGCCTTCCGCAGTCCTGGAGTGGTCTGGATGAGTGCAGATAGCTCTTCCTTCGAATACTTTTGAATGTCTGAGTCAGTGGGACGGACGTAAAGCACGGAGGCTGGGTCATGAGTAGAGAAATAGGCCAGGATGGTTGAGACGCAGAAGGTCTTACCAATACGTGCTGAAGCCTCAATGCAAATCTTATCTATCGTCGGGTCAGCAATAACATCAAGAAACTCATTTTGATAAGGCATATACGTTGGGTCATAACGCATACCATTGTTATTACCGGAACTGATGGTTATGTTCTGAGCAGCCCACTGGCTTATCAGAAGCCTTTCAGGGGGCTTAAATGCTAGCTTTACCTCTTCCATCAAGGCTCTGGCACTCGCAAACATTATTTCTTTTCCTTGGTGCTGGAGAGGAACTCCAACACTTCATCTATGATTTGCTGTGCCTTATCCTTCTTTTCCTGGTAGCTCAGCCCATCCTCTATTGCGGTAGCCAGCCGGTGCGGGAGATTAAGTAGGCTTCTTCTGATGACCAACACCTGACTAGTCCAGACGGTTTGAACCTCTTTGACTGGAAGAAGCTCACCCTTAATTTCGGCCAGCTTGATTTCTTGAAGCTCAGCTTTTGCAAATGCCTCTCTGGTTTCCGCCAGCTTCTTTTCTTCCGATGAGTAAACATTCTTTTGTGCATATTTTTGAACCTCATAATTGGCATACCATTGGACAATGGCCGGTGCGTCATAATCAACTTCAGTTGCTGAGATTTTTGTAACAGGAAGAGGTGGGTCTAGCTTTGCCCAGCTAATCAAAGTCTTGGGTTTAACACCTAATAAAATTGCAGCCTCAGTTTGCTTCATTTATAAACCTTCTATTCTCTTAACTTATGTGTTTTTTATGTTATGCACAGACAAAAGACACCCTGCGCCGTAAACCCATGTTTCGGGGGTGGCCAGGAGAACCTAAGAGTTTTCCAGGGCACTCCCGAGCACTGCTGGGGTGTGTAGCACGATGCATCATCGGGGCGACCGCTTGCTTTCTTCTATTAGTTGATGGATAACATCTGTGAAGATGCCTGTAGCCTCTTGCTCTACTGTGTTGTAGGCTGTGTTATACCACTGTATCTTTGCTGGTCTGTGTGCATGTTTAATCAACGTGAACAACAGACGTAACCCTGTGGTGCTTGAGTTGCTGGCATATGATGTGACACCTTTTTTACGACCAGATTTACTGCCCATCTTGCTAGCTACACGCTGTAGAATGAGTGGTGTTCCACGTTTGCTGACTATCAGGAACGACCTTTGGTCACCACGCAAACCCGTACCATGTTGTTGTGTTAAATTAAGGTTGTTTGGATTTAATGGGTTGTCTTTACCTATAATACTGTTTCCAAACACAGCACGGTTTGGTTTTGCCAACCATTTCTCACCAAGGTATGACATGTATGGTTGATGCTCACCACCTGTTTCAAAGTCACTCAACCACGTTGCTTTAACACCTAATCTGACGGTTGCGGTGAACTTGCCATCTTTGTAACTGCTACGGTCAGCCTTTTCAAACCGCACTGAGTTTTTGATGAACATTGGCCTACGTACGTTCAAATCTGACAGCATCATTGCTTGCAGATTTTGTTGAACCCTTGAGCCTAGACGATTGACAGCCAGAGACAGTGCGTAAGGCATTTGACGGTCTTTGCCCATTTCCTGAAGCTG